TCATCTGTACAAAAGTCCTTGATGTTTATGCATGACTCTATTAAGAGAACTGCTGTACCGGGATATGTTGGTGACAATGATCTAATGCCTTGGGCAGAGCAAGGTATCTTACTACTCAACTCTGCATTCACAACCACATTGAACAAACCTGGTACACATCAGTTACTGTGGAGACCGTTCCTAGTGCAGGTACTAGATAGTTTAATGTGGGAGAAGCCCGGACTAATCTATGTATTCTTAGGCAAGAAAGCTCAGGAGTATGCAGATCTCATACCTGATAATAATTACAAGATCATGGTATCACACCCTGCTAGTGCAGCATATGAAAAGCTGGATGAGTGGGATTGTAATGACATGTGGAATAAGATTAACAAATATTTAGAACAAGATGGAGGAACCAAAATATCCTGGTAAAGTAAAAGTGTCTGCATCTATAGATGTAAACTTTGGAGAGATGTGGTTTGAGGTTGAAGGTAAAGGTAGACTGACTGTAAAGAACAAATGTTTATATGATGCTCTATCTAAGTTTGATATCAAGATGGACCGCGCTAAGGAGATTGTTAGAGTAATTGCTAATGATATAGCCAGTTGCCGTAACTATTATGTTGACTTAAAAGATTACAGAGTAACGCAAGATTATGAAGAAGAAAGAATTGAGTCAGTTACAACAGAATATTGATAGTTATGTTAGAGACTTAAATACATCCATTAATGCAGCTGTAAATATGTTCTTTGCACAAATGAGTGAAGTACTTGAAGAAGATATAAGTCATAATGATTATATCTTACCATGCACTGTAACATTTGAGGAGCTTGTACAAATTGTAGAAGCTACATTCCCTAGGGAAAAACCTTTTACTGCTAGTGTGAGTTCAAGAGCTAATCGCGTACCTTTGATAAGACAACTAACTTACTATATTGGTGCAAACATGGGTCACACATATAATCATATGTATAATGCCCTGAATGTACTGTATGGTAATAAGGTGATTAAGAATCATGCTACTATAGATCATAGTATTAAGAAGATCCGAGATCTTTTATCTATCAATGATCCTAAATGCATGACTCTAAGGTTGCAAATTATGAATGCTGTAATTAAATATGTAGAAGTAAATGAAAGAACTGTTTGAATACCTAGCGTTAAAGGAGATATCTCCTAATGCCCTATATGCACTATGGTGTGTAGCAACTAAGACTAAGTCCACATTAAAGAACAATGTAATTCATACTGAGTTACGGGTCCTTGTCAATGATGACTTGTTAGATTCTACCTATACCATAACTGCTAAGGGTATGGCTATACTCAATAACATTCCCGGTATTAGTGGGAGTATAACTGTTGCTCAGGAAGATACAGAAGATGCTATAACAAAGTTTCTAAATATCTTTCCTAAAGGTAAACTACCTAGTGGTAAGGCTGCCCGAGTAAACAAGAAGAATATTGAGGAAGCTTTTAAGTGGTTCCATAAGAACTATACGTATGATTGGGATACAATCTTGCGTGCAACATGGTACTATATAGAGACCTATGAGAAGGCTAACTATATGTACATGAAGAACTCACAGTATTTTATACGCAAGCAGAACACGGATAAGTCCTGGGATTCTGAGCTTGCAAACTATTGTGAGATAATTATTAACGGTGAAGATGAAGATACATCTACACATTTTACTGATAAAGTAGTATGACACAAAGAAGATTTGAGAAGATAGCATTGATGGTTTTATCATCAATACTTATGAGTTTAGTGTGCTGGACTGTGATTAATAATTTAATTGTATCCGTAAGCTTATTAAATTATATTTTTATTGAATTTATTTTGGTTTTTGCCTATAAATCTTATACATTTGTAGTCAAGCAGATTCAAGCAATAGAAGAATAATACCCACCATTTTATGTCTAAGAATAACCTTTGGAAAAGCCAGAAGGATGGCTTTGCTGACTCTCTGCAGTACCTCAAAGGTAGAATGGAAGGGTCTATTAAAAGTATTAAGACGTCTTGGAAAAAGTTTAATGATGCTACAACTGACGGTCTGGAATGGCACTCCATGACTGTTATAGGTGGAAGACCTGGTAGTGGAAAAACTCTTATTAAAGATCAACTAGTAAGAGATGCATTCAAACTTAATCCAGATGAGAATTTCCGTGTACTAGAGTTTCAATTTGAGATGCTAGCACGTACCTCTGCAATCCGTGAGTATAGTAGTGTACTTGGCAAGTCCTACAAATACTTATGCAGTGCCGATGGTAAGTTAACTATGGAAGATCTTCAGACGTGTTATAGTTATGCAAAGGAGAAGGTCAAGTTAGCAATTGATGTTGTTGAAGAACCAATCACCGTGAATGAGTTTAGAGAAGTGGTTGCTGAGTATATGCAGCAACACATGACAATAAACGAGTCAGGAGATTATGAATTCACCAAGACAATTATTACCTTGGATCACTCTCTATTGCTAAAGAAAGCACCATTTGAGAAGGATAAGTTTGATACTCTGTACAATTTAGGAGAAGCTATTACGGAACTTAAACGTAAGTATCCAATAGCCTTCATCATCCTGACACAATTGAACAGAGGTATTGATAATCCTGAAAGAAGTGAAGAGGGTAAGTATGGTAACTACATACTTGAATCTGATATCTTTGGTTCAGATGCATTGCTTCAACATGCTGACACTCTTATTGGTATTAACCGTCCAGGCAAACAGAAGATCAGACTGTATGGCCCAGATAGGTATATCATTGAGGATGACACCATCTTAGTACTGCACTTTCTTAAGTGTAGAAATGGAGATACTCGTATGAGTTTCTTTAAAGCTGAATTTGCTAAGATGAAAATAACGGAGATAGCAACTCCACCACAACAAGAAAAAAGAGTAAAAGTTTAATTATGGCACTAAGTACAAACAACCCTGGTACATTGACCACTGAAGAAAGAAAAGAAAGGATATCTAATCTAAAGTCTCATCACCAACCGGTGCTTGATGCTCTAGGTGTTCCTGATGCTTTGTTCTTTCCTAAGATGGCTTATAGACCTAAGGGTAAAGATGAGATGCACCTTAGCTTCTTTCCAAGTGAATTGAAAAGAGGCTTTGACATTTATACTGAGTTTGCTAGTAGAGAGTATGAGCCCGAAGATCAAGAGAGAACTCTATGGAAATGGAGATTCAATCCACATTGGGAGGAGGAATATGAAGCTACGCCAGATCTACAAGTAAGATATCTGATACCAGTATCTGAACTTATTAAAGTTACTGCTCCTAAGAAAACAGAAGTAGTTCAAGGTGACATGTTTGCTAACCTAGACTTAGGTATAGATGATGCACCGTTTAATGAGTTAACTATAAGAGATCTAGCTGCTTTGCTACTACGTGAACCGGTAAGCAAAAAAGAGTGGTTAAATAATTTAATTAAGTAAAATGGAAATCAAGCTCCCTACTAGTAAGGTTCCTGCTGAGGCGTCAAGTCCTAGGAACCTGATCATTTTTTCAAAGCCAAAGACTGGCAAAACAACACTGTTATCACAACTTGATAACTGTTTGATACTTGACCTGGAGAAAGGTTCAAAGTATTTAGAAGCACTTAAAGTTGAAGCTAACTCTATAGAGGAGATCAAGCACATTGGTAAGGCAATTAAAGAAGCAGGCAATCCCTATACGTATATTGCTGTAGATACCATCACTGCATTAGAAGAGATGTGTATCCCGTATGCTGAAGAGTTGTATATGAAAACTCCTATGGGAAAGAACTGGCCTACCGATGGTAAGGTTAAGTACGGAACTATTATAGGACTACCCAATGGTGCAGGTTATCAGTATCTTAGAGAAGCTTTTACTAAAGCTGTAAGCTACATACAAACATGGGCTCCCAGAATTATACTAGTGGGACACGTAAAAGATACCCTTCTGGAAAAGAACGGTAATGAATTTAGTTCTTTAGATTTAGATTTGACAGGTAAACTTAAAAGAATTACTACATCAAACTCTGATTCTATTGGCTATCTTTACAGAAAAGGAAAGAGGAACATCTTAACATTCAAGACTGCTGATGATGTAGCATGTGGTGCAAGACCTAAGCACTTGAGTAACCAAGAGATTGTTCTATCTGAAATGGATGAGAACGGTGAGTTAACTACTCACTGGGATAAAATTTATATTGATTAATTAAAAGTAAAATGATAAGCACAACTAACATCCCTGGGGAAGGATCTGGAATCCCTAAAGTATTACAACCTGGTAATCACATTGTAACTATTAACTCTATTAAACTAGAGGTACCACCTTATAATAAGGATGCTTTAAACATTGTATTAAATGTTGAAGGCCCTGATATGGGTGAGACCTTTGAAGGTTTCTGGATTAATAAAGATGATGAATCTTTAGGACGTCACAAAGGACAGGTAGGATCTGTTAAACTTACTCAGTTTGCATTTTCTAATGCTACCACTAAGACTGGTATTGTTATCAACCGTGACGTGGAGATTGTAAGATCTATGCAGTCTCTATGCAAAGCATTGAACTGTGTTGAATGGTTACAAGCTCAGGATAATCAACACGAGACTGTTGATGAATTGATCCAACAGTTTGTTACTGATAAACCTTTTGCTGGTAAGAGTCTACGTTGCTGCATTGCAGGTAATGAGTACCAAAACAAGCAAGGGTATACAAACTTTGACTTATATATGGCTAAGCCTGTTAAAGGTTCATATAGCTATGAGAGCGCTGATGTTTCAGAAGACTCTAGCAGAGTAATGAAGTTTGATGCTGATACTCATATCAGAAGAAAGAAGACTGAAACCGTAGCTTCATTTGGTGATGCCAATGTAACTACTTCATCTTCAGTTGGTTCTGATTTTGAGTTGTAATAAGTTTGATTATTGATAGAGGGGGAGTACATTTACTCCCCTTTTCTATTCCTAAACTTTTGATTATGATAAGTACTAAACAACTATTAGATACTGTTGGTCAGGTACCAAGCTATTGGATCTTTGAATTCTACTGCAGATTATCTGAGAGACTTACCGGTCAAGATCTAAAGATTAAATCTGTGTTCAAACCAGATGAAAGAACTCCTAGTTTTTGTATATACTTTAGAGATGATAAGTATAGGTTCAAAGACTTCAGCACAGGTCATGGTGGTGAGGGTGTCAATCTTGTTATGATGATGTATAATTTTACCTTTGCCCAAGCTGCTCAGAGAATAGTATGTGATTATAATGAATTCATACTTACTGGTAGACTTAATGATGACCTTAGAGAGTTTAAGAAACAAGCTAAGTATCAGGTAAGAGAGTATACCAAAAGAGATTGGACTAAACAGGATGCAGAATTCTGGACACAGTTCCGTATTGATTCTGATACACTTACAAATTTTAAGGTTATTCCACTTGACTCATACGCTATGGTTAAGGAAGATAACTCTGATAGAGTTGTTATATCTGGACCTAATCTATATGGTTATACCAGGATTGATGGTACTATCTATAAGGTATATCAACCTAAGGTAACTGAGCACAAGTTCTTCAAGGTTAAGAATTATATCCAAGGTACTGACCAGTTGAAGTTCAACGTACCTAACCTTGTTATCTGTAGTTCTCTTAAAGATGCAATGTGTCTTACTAAGTTTGGTTACAACACAGAAGTTGTTGCCCCGGACAGTGAGAATACTGTGATACCTAATGGAGCTATGTCTATGTACAAGATTAAGTACAAAGCTATATGTACTCTCTTTGATAATGATGTAGCTGGCATTAAGGCTGCACAGAAGTATGAAGAGCTATATGATTTGCCAGGTGTTATCATACCAATGTCTAAGGATCTATCTGATTCTGTTAGAGACTACGGTATACCTGAGACAAGAAAAGTGTTACACCCTTTATTAAAAGAAGCATTAAAGAAATAAAATTATGGAAGAAGAGAATTTAAAATTAGCACATAGAATTTTACAGAATTCAACATATGGAATCATGCATGATTCGTTACCTGAAACTATACCTATGCGTTATAATAGTGATTACGATAGGTTACTTGATCAGATTAGTACACTTTGTTTACCAGACCAAGCAGATAAGGTAATAGTTAAAATGCTTGATATTATTAAAGGTTATGATGCTGATGAGACTCACCGTCATATAAATGATTTACTAATGCAGATAGCTAGAAAGCATGTGGGTTTATAAATTAAAAGAATTCACCGAGGACATGATTCCTGATGGTGCTGTAGGATTTGTATACCAGATGGATGTTATCCTAGATGGTGAACGTAAATCCTACATAGGCAAGAAGAACTTCTTTGCGGATGTTAAGACTAAGCTTTCTAAGAAGGCTATGCCCACTGATAAACGCTTGAAGTCCTACAAGCGCGTAAGAAAAATTGTATATCAGAACTACTATAGCAGTAATGAAAAACTTAAGGCAGCTCATAAGGCTGGAGTACAAATCAAAAGGACTATCCTAAAGATATGTTACTCTAAGACAGAGCTCTCTTATCAAGAAGTTAAATACCAATTTATGTACGAGGTGCTAGAGAAAGACTTCTGGTTAAACGCAAACATACTTGGTAGGTTTTATAAACAAAAGTAATATGGCAAGTTTAAAGACAGCAACCTTATTTGCAGCATTAAAAGATGCTGGTGTAACAAATGTAGAAATTAGATATGATGGCGGAGGAGACTCTGGCCAGGTGGAAGATGTAGACTTTTATGGAGAAAATTTAGATACAGCTGTTCTTACTGATATGTATGAGGGGGATATGCAAGACCTAGCTTATCATATACTTGAGGAGCATTATCAGTATGACTGGTATAACAATGATGGTGGTTATGGAACCATTGACATTGACTTTGAAGAGGAACCTCCTACTATAAATATCAATGGTTATGTAAGAAATCTTACTGATGCTTATGGTTCAGTTGACCTCACAGATATTAAGTGGAAAGAGTAATGGCGCATCCATATGATCATTAATAATTAAAACTAAAAACTATGAGTAAATTACTAATCACTAAGACAGAACTCCTTCATGATAAGGAGTATGACTTTATGGAGCAGCAAGATAAAAGCCTTGCTGATGTATGTATAAAGTACGATGAGATAGTAGCAGTTAGGCAAAATGCAGATGAGGCTGACATTATTAACCCTGATATGTGTGTTGTCTATCTAAAAAGTGGAGAGCTATTCTTCATCTTCACACCCTATGAAGAGGTGTTACGTTTTATGAAACAATTAAACCAAGATTAAAAGCTATGGAAAAAGAAACATTTGAAGAATTTTTAGAAAGAGAAGGCTACGATGAAGGTAGAACCCAAGAGATATGGGAAGACGGTGCTAGAAAAGGTGCTGAATGGCAAGCCAAACAAATGTATAGTAAGGAAGAATTAGCAGATTTAATAGACGCTACTTTTCAAGGTAGACAAGATGTTGCAGATTTATTTTCTGAATTGTTAGAAAACCTAAAAACTAAATAAATATGGAAAAGAAACAAACTGCAGTTGAATGGTTGGAATGGCAAATCAATCTTGGATTATCTGAGAGAGGTTTAATTAGTGCTATTAAAAAAGCCAAGCAAATGGAGAAGGAGCAGATACTTGATTCTTACATTGAAGGTCATAGCATATATGGTGAGTCTACAAATGCCGAACAATACTACAACGAAACTTACGGAAAAACTAAAAATTTATAACTATGGAAAATACAAAACAATTAGCATCAGTTAAGGCACTATTAAATCCTCCATATGTAGGTAAGTATTGCATAGGAGGTTATGGTGGAGGTTATGGTGGAGTGTGTATCTCTTTTACAAAAAAACCTAACTTCTTTCATCGTGCAATGATGAAGATGTTCTTAGGATGGGAATGGACTGACATAACTAAAAA